ATCATCGACCGGACCAGCGGATGCCCCTCGCCCCATCTCGCAAACTGATCATCGATCCACTCCTTCCGAATATGCGGGCAATCAAACGCGGTAACGGTAAAGGTCTGCCACTTACCATCATTCCGCCTGAATACATCGTAGAAATACCCGGAGCTACCACCAGGACTGCTCATTAGCAACGTCCGCGTAGGCTGGCACCGCTCCATCGACTGGAAGATCCCGTCCGGCACCGCCTTCGCCTCGTCCACAATATACATCAAATCCCCACTCGGACCCTGCACATGCCAGCCCTCCGCCTTCTCAGGATTGCTCGCCGAGAACCCGATACACCGGCTCACCAACTCCTGACCATCAACTTTCTTCGGGTACACATAGCGGATCTCGCCATCCTTGATCGAGAAACCATTCTCCTCTCCACCCAACCCATTGATCATCTTTCGCAGATGGGGCCACAGAGCGTCGGCCACCTGTCGATACACACCAGCGGTACATACCACCAAACTCCCCGGCCAGCGGAGCATGTGCCAGATCACCGCACTCGCGGCTACCATACTCGTCTTGCCAGAACCATTCGCCGCTTTCAAAGCTACCTTCGAGTGCTTCTCATTCAAAGCTCCCAACACCTTCTCCTGCCACGCATAGGTATCACGCAGGCCAAGCATCATCTTAGGGAAGTTCTGCAACTGCTGAGCCTCCTCCAAGAGCTTACGCTGCTTCCAAGCAGGGATATGCGAACCCATGCCGAGTGAAGAGGATTTCTTTTTCTTAATTTGCTTGACTGCCATAAAATTGGTTGTGGGAGGGGGAGGGGGTATAAGGTAACACCCACCCCCCACCTGGGTGGTCCCCCTCCCCCGTGGTCCTATTACTACAACCTGCTATTCGTATACGCTATCCTATTTGGATTGTCCTCCGAATGCGCCTAGCAGATTACCGCTAATTGATAATTCCTTTCCACCTTTGCCAGTGTGTTCTAGTGATGCCCTAGCTACATATCCTCGGGTACGCTCGAGCAACCATGCGGATCCTTGCCAGCCGTTGCCTGCATCTAGAACCCTTCCTTGCATCTCTACTTCTCCGGTCACACGGGCAGACTCCAATTCCATCTTGAAGTCTGGATGGCGGGACAAGTAAGCGCCCCAGCCCGCAGGGTTCCCACACGAGAACCCACACAGCACAGCCACGCGATCCTCGGGCATTCCGAGATACGCAGCACGTAAGGCTATTTTTTTCTGTTCGGAAGAAACGGACTTTTCGGGTCTCCCTATCTTCCCCCCTTTCCCCCCCTTTCCCGTTTTTCCTTCCTTCACCTGGGCGATTTCCATGGGTTCACTTTGCGACACAAAGTATGCCTGAGAATTATTTTTCCCTTTTCTGTCGTTTTCCGTTGCAAAGGATCGTCTCCCATCGCATTCTCTCCCCGCGCCTCAAAGACTGAGGCCATTCCAAACATGAAGAAATCATCCAAACTCCGTGCGTTCCTCGCCTTCCTTGCGTTGAACGCTCTCCTCCTCCCGATCCTTTGGCTCCTCGCCGAAGCTTTGATGGGAGGTGTAAATTGAAATACCGCCTCGGCTTCTCAATCGTCGCCAGCTTCTCTGGAGAGCATCCGGACTTGTGCGAGTGGCATCCCTGCGAGACTACCTTGCCGGATGTCCTGAAAGCTTGGCCGGGACTTCCGGTCGAACCATCGGAACCTTTTGACTCGGAATACAGTTACCTTGCAAAGGAAGGTTCAATCCCTCGTGAAATCTTGAACCGCTTGGACGATGTGCGCGGGGAAACCCGCTTTCAAATCTGCCGCAAGCTACAGGAAAAGTTCCCGCGTGAAGCTTTTTGGGCATGTATCTCGGACGTTCAAATGTCCGGACTTTTCGATCGGGAAACCGCTTTCAAGTTTCTCGATTCGATCGGTGCGGGATTCGAGACAACTCAAACTATGGGAACCATTGGCGGGCCACTCGGCCACTGGTGTCCGGATTTTGCGTTCAACGTCGAATCCCAAGTCCTCATATCATCTATCCGCGTGACTCCGGTTCTGTGCGTGGTTTCCGAGTCCGGGGAACTTGAGCCGGTCCGTCCTCCGTCCGAATGGCAATGGGAACGGTTCGCGGACATGTTCAAGCGGTTCGATTGTTTCGACTTAGCCCGTCAGGGTAGGGCAATTGACGCGCACTGATTCCCCGTCCGGTGTCATGTGGGAAACCGCGTGGCATCTGGCGGGCAATCGATGCCCGATTCAACAACATGAAAACCACAGTTACCAGTTACCAGTTCGTCGAATCCTTCCGCCTATGCGGGAGGGAAACCCAATTCAGCCGCCCCGCTCTTTTCGCTCTCTTCGATTACCTTGAATCTTACGAGGAAGACTGCGGAGTGGAGTTGGAACTTGATCCCGTCGGGATTTGCTGTGAGTGGGTCGAATACACTTCCGCGCTTGCGGCTGCTAAGGAATACGGTTTCGATGAAGTCTGCGGGGACGATACCGACTGCGACCATGAGGCCCTCGATTGGCTCCGTGATCACACGCAAGTCGTGGAATTCAACGGCGGAGTGGTCATCCAGTCCTTTTGAACCCATGAAGCCCCTACTTCGAGTCCTAGGCTACCTAGCCTTGTGTTTCCTTTTCACTCTGCTTCTCATTCTGTCGGCCCTTGCGGGTAACTAACCCAAGCCAATCGCCACGCCCCGTAGGTTCACTCCTGCGGGGTTTTTCTTTGCCCGCAAGGTGTCGCCCGCCCGCCCGCTTTCCCTTCCTTAGTGGGCCATCCCTTCCTTCGATGGTCCCCTCATTCGCCAGGTTATTTGCATAGCACTCCAGGGTAAGACATCCCATGTCCCACCCCGTTACATCCCCTGCGACCCCGCCGGTATCATCCCGAAATCTGTTTCGGGATCATGCGGTACATGGTGCGGTATTCCGGATTCTCCATACGCCATACGGAATTCGGAATTCGGAAATCCAGAATCGGAAATCGGGAAATCCGGAATCATGGTGCGGTCGAGTAGGCCAATCCAAGCAGTCCTGTTCTAAGCGACGATACCCCCATTCCGCTCCCCACACACCATCCAGCAATCAAACGCGATCCTAGGCCCCTCCCAGCTCCAGCAATCCACATCCTCCATCCTCCATCCAACCCGATACTTCGCAATCAGTGGAGGGTTATTGAAAAACCGCAGCCGCAGCGGGGGGCGTCAGTCCCCCATAGCGTCGCGGCGTTTGCGGTTTTTAACTCCCTTATTAGAGGGAGTGTAAGTCTCCCTCTAAGGGAGAGTAGCAGGGGGGATGCTAACTTTGTGGGGTGGGATGCAAAATCAACATTCCTTTACATTGACGCGGAAGCCTACACGATGCATTCTGTTCTTGCTATGAGTTATCTCGACAATGGTTCCACGCTTCGGTCGATGTTCCGACTGATGCCCCCGCAACGCCACGATGCCGACCCGGACAAGTCCGAGGTACTGGCCTACATCCGAAAGAATCTTGCCTGTGAGTTGGGTCGGGCGATCCGGGCTTTCAATTCCATGAGGAACAAGAAGTCCCAGGTCATAGTTTATGACATGGTTCATAGGCAGTGGCGTGGTTGTGACTGGGTTCCGCCGGAGGATGAGGATCGGGTGTCGTTGCTCTTGAGGATGGTCAATGACCTGAAGCGTGATGTTGCGTATCTGAAGACCTCGGTGAAGAAGCATGAACGACTCATTGGCCAACTCGAAAGGAAGCGTTCGAGCAAGCGCGGTGGGGATGAGGAGCCTGAGCCAGAGCCTGAACCCGCCATTGATCCCGAGGTCATGGAGGCAGAGAAAAGGGCCTCCGAATGCCGCAAGGCTATGCAGAAGGCCCGTGAAACGATTGAGGATGATGAATGGTTTAAGGCTATGCGCGACGCCTTGGCTGAGGGCGATAAGGCTTCTCCTTCTTCAGCTCCGCTCCCGTGAACGCTAGGGGGTTGGACTCTTCCCACTGGATGCCGGTGGCTGAGTGTTGAAGATTGAGAATGGGAGACGGGAGTCCAATCCTCCCTCCCCGCTTGCAGAAGGCGAGCTGAAACCTTCTAGGCTTGAATTGGCCTACTTCATGGAGAACCGCTATCTCCCGCGCCCAGTTGGCGAGTTCGGAGGAGCCGAAGCCTGAGTGGGCGAGTTCCATAGTGGTGAGTGGTTCTCCGTTCTCCTTGCGCTGAGGCTTGGAGACATGGTGCATCCAGATCCATGCGACCTTGGTCTCGTGGAGGATGGGCTGGAGCTTGTTGCGAAGGAATACGCTGACCTCGGACTGATCGCTGAGGTCTCCGCCGAAGTAGGAGAACAATGGATCGGCCACTATGAGATCCAGCTTTGACTTGTGAATGAACCGGCGGGCGTAGGCTAAGAATTGTTCCCCGGTGCGGATGGTCTCGGTGCGGAACTCCAAGTTCTTCTGGAGCTGGTTCATCTGATCGAGACTGAATCTCTTATGCACCACCCCGCGGAATGCTTCGGCGAGGTCACCTTTGTCGTTCTCGGCCTGGATGACCCCAATCTTCAATGGCTTCACCGGCTTTATCCCGAAGAAGTCGAGGCCGAGGCACCAGCGGATGACGATCTGCATCATCAGGCTGGACTTCCCGATCCCGGTACCACCGCTGACGATCATGGAGGAACCGCGGGTGATCCATCGATTGCCGATCAGGTTATCCGGATCGTTGTCCGGATCGAAGTCCATGAGGTCTTTGACCGTGACGATGGTGGACTGATCCTCATCGGTCTCGCGGGCGGTAAGCCAATCCTCCCATGAGTTTGCGCCTAGGTTAGTGGCCAACAACTTCTGCTGCGATTCGCCCCTCCATGCTCCGGGGAGCCGTGAGAACCGTGATGGGTTCTTGTTCTTCGGATCGATGCCGGGGATGGAGGAATAGATGAGATCCCGGCGAGCATCCCATTCCTTGCGGGATGGAGCGTCCACCCGGACCCAGCCGTGGATGCTCTTGCCCCCGGAGTCGATGAGAACGCTGATGGGCAGACCGGAGTCGCGGAGGAGCTTCTCCTGCTCGGCCTTGGGTTTGTCATCGAACTCTACCAGGACATGGCGGTACGCGCTGACATCGTTGTCTGAGCCGCTGTAGAGGTTGGGCTTGAACGGGTTGATGCGGACGTAGACTCCTTCGGCTCGGTCGGGTCGGAACAGGATGGAGTCGGGGGAATCGAATCGCTTAATCCAATCCTCGACCGGCAGGAACGATCCAGAGGTCATTGGCTTACCGTCCTCGACCTGCTCGCAGATGCACACCACCTCGGTGGCGGCGAATGCGGATGAGAGGAACTTCTGGAACTCGGAAGCACCAGGTACGGATGTGGGAGTAGGCCGCTTGAAGGTCACACGCGAGAGGTCCATGCCCGCGCTGGTGCTTTGGATCAAGTGGCCAGCGGCTTTGTCGTGGCTCCGGGAGGCTGCTTCACGGAGTTTGTGGGCCAGATCCTTGTCGGACCACGGTGGCTGGCAGGATAGGTTCCATTCGGACAGCAGGGTCATTGCGTCCCCGTATCCTAGCTGGAAGCCGTGTACAAGGCCCACGGCGGCGGTGTAGGTGGTTGAATGGCCGTTCTGTCCTGAGACGGCTGGCGGTACCTTGGCAAGCCAAAGAGCCGCTCGTTCGAGCGTTGTCATGTCGTTGATTCGTTGCTGAGTTGGACTGCGGAGGCTATGGCCTGCTTGTTATTACGAACTTGGAGTGGAATTCAGATTCGAGGCGAACGTATAGATTGTCGCCCCGGCGATATATGACTACTGGAGTTCGGAGTTCGGCCAGACGGTACTGAGCGCATCCGATGAGTTCGACGATGATTGCTGGGTTGGTTCGGTTGACGAACCAAGTTCTTGCATCTTCCATTTACGTTGTTCCTTTATTGGATAAGCGATCCATCCGTTGGCAACTCCCCACGAGATGATTCGTGGCGCATCCTCGATGAGCTTGCGATTCTCCTCGGTGAGTATGGTTCGTTCTTCTTCGGTGATCTTGGACGGCTTCTTATTGTTTTCCAACCGTGCTTCGTACCAAGGCTGCTCGTGTCGTGGAGTCTTCATGGGTGCGATAGTTTGGCCAACATACAGTTGCAATAGTTGCCTTTGGTTGCGGCGTTACACTTTGGGTGATGCACCGGATTGGAAACGATGTGTGCTGTCAGATCCTTTGTGATGGTGACGAGTTCCAGGATGCGAGCTGACGCTTCGGCGCATAGAGCGTTGGCTGCTCCATCGACGGAGCAGATCTCGGTGGAGAGGATGTTGAGTGCGTTGACGATGTCGTGTGTTGAGGACTTGTGCATGGATCAGATTTGTTTGTGGATGATGATTCCATTTCCCTTTGCATCGGTGAGTTCCACTGACCGAACGTCTTCCAGTTTGGCCAGTGTCTTCAGCATCTCGATGGGGTCATGGGCTTGTGCTACGCAGGTGAGGTGGATGTCTCCATCTCCGTGTATGACCTTGAGGTTGTCTTTGGTTCGATCCCTTAAAACGCGGATGGTCCGCCCCTCGGAGAGACGGACCACCTTGATCGATTCCACTAATGGAAACGAATGTCTGGTCATATTAACTTGTTGCAGTGCGGACAGGTTTTGATTTTACGGAATTCGATTGGCTGAATCCCGGCCCACGCACAGAGATCGTGGTAACTTCGCAGACCGAAGTTCTTGTACTTGAACGGTCGAACGTCCCCGGACTTGATCATGGTGATAAGTGTCACTGGGTTGTTGACCTTGAGCTGAGTCATCAGCTTGGTATTGCGAACGCTGAGTCCGTTGGTCCACAGGTTCTTGGATTCCTCCTGCCTATTGTGAGCTTTGAGGACCTGATGAACACGTTGCTTGGACATCTTGAGGGTATCACCGATGACTTGGTAGGTGAGACCTTGCTTACGGAGTTCGGTGACCTTCTCGATTGATTCTGTTAGTTTCACTTTTGGTTTACGTTTCTTCTTCGTGGGTGCTGTGACTACCGGAGCGGGAGTTGGATTGCTCGGTAGCGTTTGTTCGCTTTGTGGCACTGCACGCACAGACCGGTCTGAACTGTGCAGCCGCAGCCCAAGCAAGCGGCTAACTCGTGACATAACTGTTTCCATCGTTGTAGTTCCTCTATCGTTTCTTTGTTTTGGTTTTGGTTTTGCTGTTCTTGCGAATGTACCATACGCATGAAATTGAGATCTTATATTTGGCCGACAATTCACGGAGCGTGTAGGTGTGATGCTCCTTGAGGATGGCGGTCTTGATCTCGTCCGGGATCGCCAGCCACCGCCTCTCGATCCGAGGGTTCGGATCTTTGAACGGCTTGACGACGCCCACCATCCGCTCCATTGCTTCCTTGGTCAATCCGAATCTTGTTAGTGTACTCATTTTTCAGTTGGTTGATTTCACGTTCCAGGTTTCGAGCGAAGTCGGGCCAGAGCGCGAGGCGATCTTTGAGCCAGAACTCGACGTAGGCATCGGTGCGTGGGGTATCGCTCATGGTTTTGGTTCCACCGATATGAAGTATCCTCCGTCATACAGCGGGCTTTCTGGGTCGCAATGTGCGTTTCTGTGACTTGCGTCGGAATCAGCGTTTTCTTTTTCCCATCCATGGATGTGGTGACGCTTACAGAACGGGCACCATACTTGGATCGTGTCGTTGTCGTTTTGTCTTCTGGTGACCTTACCAACCAGAATTGGGTATGCTTTTTTGTTCCAGCGTTTCATGGTTTCTCGGTAGTAAGCGATTTGATGTATCGGTTTCTCTCAGCCGGTTTGGCGTCGATGATGTACTGAAGTGCGCCACAAGCATTCACGCTCGCAGTGTGTTCCCACTCGTCCTTCTTGTCGTACAACTCATGCCATCGTTCGTTGGGTACGACGACGATTTGCTTGGTTCGCTTGTGCTTGAATATGAATGCGGCTGGTCCGATTGGGATGTTCATCGTCCCTCCAACCATTTCTTGAGGTCGTTCAACTCGTTCACTTTGGCTTCGAGTTCTTTGATGCGCTCTCCCCTGTCCTCGTACAACGTAACATCCGCAACCAGCGCGGCGTGTTTGTTCTTCGCGTCCATTAGATCCTCCTCCAGCCGCTTGATGCGATCTTCGTAGTACTTCCGCTCGTACTCTAGCTTGTCCCACAAAGCGCGGAGACGGTTTTCGAGTTCGGTGACGTGTTCATTCAACCTGTTAATCTCCTTACGCTGCTCGTAGCATTGGAGCTGTAGGCTGTTGTATCTTGCGTTGGTCGGATCAGCCTCATACATCGGTTTCCCGAATGCTTCGTTTATTTCTAGGTCTGTCATTGCTTGTTCTCCTTTGCTCGCTGCCATGCATTGGCCAGCAACCGATAGTTTGAGTCAGAAATGGTGCCGTCCTTCAGCCACTCAAGCAGCTCATCGCCAGTACTCTTGAGTAGATTGATGTGGTCGTTGAGCAATCCAATCTCGTTACGCAGACACTTCTCAGGCCGCTGAAACTCGTCCATATCAGTGCGTCTCCAGCACTCATAGGTCGTCTCTGTTCGCTTTGGTGAATGGCAGTATGGACAGTTCATGGATTTGCCTCCTTCCACTTTCCAACTGTGCGTAAGAACGCTTCTGCACGATGACGGGCTGATGCCCTGAATGGTTGAATATCATTTGGAACGATACGGTAGATCTCACTGCCGTATGCGTAGCGCAAGCAACTTGGGTCTGTGATTCCTCCATTCGTAGAGT